TCGACAAAAGACGCAGGATACTATTCCGACCTGATCGCAAAGGGTGCGACTCTGGCAAAAACCGATGTTGCATCCCTTGGTGAAGCGATGGCAGGAGCATCTTCTTCAGCGAAGTCTTACGGACAATCAGCAGAGGAGACGGAGGTTGCTCTGCTTCGTCTGGCACAGCAGAATGTCACAGGTTCTGAGGCAGCGACAATGCTGAACAGGACCATGACAGATCTCTACGCACCTACGGATGAAGCCGCCGCCGCACTGGATGATCTGGGCGTTTCTGCTTATGACGAAGAAGGAAAAGCAAGAGACCTGAGTGATGTTCTTGCGGATTTGCAGACAGCGACCGCAGGAATGACGGACGAGCAGAGAAATGCCAGGCTGAACACTATCTTTACGACCAATGGTCTGCAAGGTTACAACAAAATGTGTGCTTCATCTGCGGAGCAGACAGAAGAGTTTGCATCTGCGTTAGAGGGCGCATCTGGTTCGGCAGCGGAACAGGCTAAGACCCAGCTGGATAATCTCAATGGCCAATTAACTCTGCTGAAATCTGCACTTGAAGGACTTCTTATCGCAATCGGCAATACGCTGATGCCAATTATCGAAGCCGCCGTCACTCACTTGCAAAGTCTTGTTGAGTGGCTGAATGGTTTGGATGACACAACAAGGGCGATTATCGTTACTGTTGCCGGAGTTGTTGCGGCGATAGGTCCGGTCCTTATCGTTTTTGGCACGATTGTTGAGAAGGTCGGATTCGCCATGACGGCGCTGAAGAGCCTGAAAGCATTAATCGTCGGACTTGAGGCGGCGACAGTTGCTCCTATCCTTGCAATCGTGGCGATCATTGGCGTACTTGTGGCCGCGTTCGTCCATCTCTGGAAAACGAACGAAGGATTCAGGAACAATATCATGGCAATCTGGGAACAGATTAAAGGTACGGTTTCTGATTTCGTTGAACGTTTTCAGGAGCAGATGGAGATTCTCAAACCTTACTGGGATGCTTTTGTCGAAGGCTTAAAAATCATTTGGGACGCTTTTTGCCAGATTCTCGCACCTGTTATCGAGGGTGCTTTCCAGCAGATTCAGATTGTCATCGAGACAGTGCTTGGAGTGATTTCTGGTATCATTGATGCCTTTATCGCTCTTACTCAGGGCAACTGGGACGGATTCTGGCAGGCGATTGCCGGAGTTGTCGATACTGTATTCGCAGGAATCGAAGCCGTCATCCAGAACAACATGAACACGATTCAGAATGTCATTTCCGTCATCTGGTCGATGATCAAGACGAAAGTGACGTCAGTGCTCAATGCCATCAAGAGCGTGATTTACAACATCTGGACGGCAATAGTGAACAAAATCACAGAGGTCGTGAACAACATCATGACCACGGTGACGAATATCTGGAACACGATAAAGAACACGATCCGGAATGTCATGCAGGCAATCCAGAACACGATTTCTTCCATCTGGAATACAATCAAGAGTCTGGTATCGACAGCCGTCAACACAATCAGCAGTACGATTTCAAGCGTTTTCAATTCAATCAAATCGACAGTGACATCCATCTGGAACGGAATCAAATCGGCAATCACAAGTCCGATTGAATCTGCAAAAAACACTGTCCAGAGTGCAATCAATGCTATCAAGTCGGCTGTCAACAACTGTTCGCTGAAACTGCCGAAAATCAAACTTCCTGCAATGCCTCACTTCAGCATCTCAGGTTCGTTTAGTCTGAATCCTCCGTCAGTACCTCACCTTTCGGTTGATTGGTACGCAAAAGCGATGGAAAACGGCATGATTCTGTCATCTCCTACGATTTTCGGAATGGCAAACGGAAACCTTCTGGGAGCGGGAGAGGCAGGCCCGGAGGCGGTTGTCGGCGTATCCAGCTTACAGAGCATGATTCAGAATGCTGTCGCAAACAGTGGAATGAATGCAAAAGACATGTACGCAGCTGTCAAAGCAGGAATGGAATCGGCGGACGTAACTCTCATTATCGGAGAAAGGTCCGCTGAAAGATTTATGCGTGATTCGGGGGTGGTTTTCTCATGATAGTCAGTGTGACATACACATCGGCGGACGGAAAAAAGTTCGACCTCCGAGGCACTGCGCCGAAAATCAAGGAAGCGTCCTTTCATAAATTTGCATGGGAGGCAGGGGTTACCAAAAAGCAATACGGTGACCGGGTTGATTCTTGGACGAAAAAATCTGTTGAATACGAAATGAAAGTCCATGTCTACGGGGATTTGAAGACGAGGAAAAGATGGCTGAATGAATTTCATTCGGCTATCGATTCCGATGTCTTTAATGAGAATCCCGGAATCCTGACATGGGGAAAATCCTACATCTATTGTTTTATACGCTCCTCTGAAACCTACCCAGACGAAAGAGGAGTGTTCACTGTCAACGACATTTCCATTTACTGCCCGGATCCGTTCTGGATTCAGGAGCAGGTCCTAACCGTTGAGGCTGCGGAGGAGACCTCCCGTATTCCGACAGACAAGGGATACGCATCAACATATGGATATCCTTACAGTTATCGGAAGGTCGTGCAACCTCCGTATCTGAACATCGACCATTATGCGGACAGTGACTTTAAGATGATTGTTTACGGTCCTGCTCCTTCGGTGAATGTCAATATCGGAGGAAATCAATACGCTGTCGATTATGCGATTGAGGACGGAGAAGTGATGATAATCGATTCCAGAAGCACTCAACCGCCGGACAGGCATGCGTACATCGTTGGCGCAGGAGGCACGATGCTCAATGTTTTCGATTATCGAAAAGCAACGAGTCTCCTGCTCAAAAAGATTGCTCCAGGTATCGTGCCTGTCAGCTATTCCCGTACATACCGCATTGATCTAATTATCTACAAGAGGAGGAGTGAACCTTTATGGGATACGAATTAATCATGCTCACTCCTTCTCTCCATGAGATAGGTCCTTGCGACTACGATGGGGATTTTGAAATAGGCTATCCAAGTTCAGCGACCAATACTTTTCAGTTCTCAGGAGTTTTCCCTTCCTCCTGTGGCGGAATGTATATTCCAGGTTCTGAATTTGGTGGCCTATTTGAATTTCATTACGAGAAAACAGGACAGAAGGCTGTCACAAAGAAGGGATATACATGGAGAGGATTATTAAATCAATCCATCATAATTCCAGACGCTGGACAGGATTACAAAATCGTTTCTGGAGATGCGAATGCCGTCATTAAGAGTCTCTTGCAGGATCTTCTTGGCGGTTTTTTCTACGTCCCAGACACGGAATCAGGAATCACTGTAACGAATTATAAATTTCCTTTATACTGCACGACACTTGATGGAATCATGACCATGCTTGATGAGCATGATGCGAGGCTTTATATCCATGCAGACAAGGTTGATGCAGGAGAGGCAATCAGGGTCACTGCCGAAGCGGTTGAGAAAAGCACTCTCATCGGGACGCTCTCGGAAGATTCTCCTGTTCCTCTCACGTACACGGATAATCAAATGGGAATTAATCATTTGGTTTGCATGGGTTCTGGGACGCTTCAGAACCGCCTGAGAGTTGACTTGTATGTCGATAACAGAGGAAGAATCGGCACGACCAAATACTACACAGGATTTAAAGAGCGGACAGCATTTTACGATTATTCCTCCGCAGGAGATGCGACTACTCTCACATCATACGGAAAGAAGAGATTAAAGGAATTAATGTCCGGCGCATCTCTTCAAGTGGATTCAGTAAGCGAATCGAATGAAGTCGGTGACTTGATTTCGGGATTCGTTAATTCAACCTCTGTCACAGTTCCAATCGAAAGAAAAGTCCTTTCTGTGAGCGGAGGACAGTACAAAACGACCTACAGACTAAAAGGAGGTGGATGATGGCAACATTAGTAACAGCTGAGGGGTATGAAGACGTTTATGCTCAGTATGATGCAGACCTCTATTGTGGTCTGTCAGGCGGAGGAAGATTAGAGACAGGTGGGAAGATGGCATATTCCATTCCAGATGCGAATGTCGTTCGGATCGCAGATGGAATGCTCATCACAGAGGAAGGAAGAACCATCATTATTCCTGTCGGATCGTATGATGATTTCCAGATCCCTGTCGGTGCAACAGGTGTGACATCCTACTACATCTTAGGATATCGACTTTACACGAACGGAAGCAATGTCAGGGTGGCAGAGCAGTTTGTCTACACAGCATCAAGTGCAACCGATGTTCCTCAGAATTCTGGCACTCTGAGAGATGGTGCTATCCAGTATTATGTCTCTGTGTACAGAGTAAAACAGGTGGGACTCACTATCGACACAGTGACACCTCTCATCGGCATTCTGCATCCCCTTGCCTATATCTCAACACTGGAAACAGCACTGAATACAGCTGCAAATACAGCAAAGAGCTATACCGATGCCCAGCATCTCCATCCCGGCCGGACTGACGTCCTTACCCCTCAGTGCTTTGGCTTCATTTCAAACAGCAAAAAGACCATCGACGTCATGCTGCCCCTTAAAAAGACACTGGGCAGTGATGTCAGAGGCATCAGCGTCTACAGCCTTTACGCCACCGTACGGCAGACCGGGCCCGGCTATCTGTACGGCGCCGCCGGCACACCGAAAGCGATCGACCCGGCACACTGCACGGTCTACGACACCAGAGGCGGCCTGAGGCTGGTCTGGACGGAAAGCAAAGCTATTAACGACAAGGCCGTTAACAATGGCCTGGTATCTATGGACGTACAGCTCCGGCTGACTCTGACTTGAGGAAGGAGGGAAAAATGCAGATTCTTTGTACAGTAGACATCAGGACGAGAGAGCTCTATCTCGAAGATGTCACGATAGCGGCATTTGACCACCTTGTAGATGACGTCCTTTTCGTCATCGAGCCAATCGACGGCTTCCAGCTGGAGACATCGACCATCAAGATCGCAGCCGTTGGCCCCCTGGGAGAGCCGCACGATTATGAGATAGATCCCAGCACCGTCACTGTCGACGAAGAGACCGGAAACATCAACTTTGTGTGGTCTATACCGGTAGGCGTGACTGCCATGCCGCTGACGACATTCAAAATCTCAGACACAAAGAATATCACCTTCGCGGTATGCGCGGAGATCGTGAGCGGGGACAATCTGGTAAAGGCATGGCATTCGGATGACGGGACCATCAAAGTTAAAGCCCATCTGGAGCCGGAGAGCGGAGGGGGAGAAGATCCTTCCGAAGAAGCTACAAACGCACAGAAGATTGGACAGCTCCAGACCGATGTAGCTGTCGTACAGAGAGCGGTCGCAGCGGTCGCAGGAGGCACTCCCACTGTCGTAGATGCTAAAGCTGACATGACGGACACTAGCAAGATTTACGTCCTGTCAACGGATTCGAAGTGGTACTACCACAACGGTTCTGCATGGCAGATTGGTGGTGTTTACGGCGGAGCAATGACAAGCACGACATTCACGGAGCACGGCGTTCCTGCGGATGATTTTGCAGTCGGACAGGAACTTGCTCTGAAAGCAGACGATACCGATGTCACGGCACTTGATGAGAGGGTGACAGCGGTTGAGGAAGATGTATCCAAGTTAAGGTCGGATTCAGGTGACCTGAACAGCTTGGTAACGAAAGATAAAACAAGCCTTGTCAATGCAATTAATGAAGCTGCATCTACCGGAAACGGGTTAGATGACGAGGCGCAGGAATTACTCATAGACATACTAAGAAATGCAATTTACACCTCTGACCAGAGTGAGAACATTGATGCGCTTGAATATAACTTATCTGGAGGTTTGCAAAAGTATAACATTACTTATAACCTTATTAATTCAAACTCAAGCAACACGAAAACGAGAATATCAGAATCAAAGAGTTATACGACAACTATAACCGCTCAATCGGGATATTCGTTGTTGTCCGTTACGGTAACAATGGGCGGTACGGATATTACGAGTACAGCATATTCAAATGGGGTTGTGACGATCGCAGAAGTAACAGGGGACATTGTTATCAGCGCAACTTCCGACGAAGCAATGACGTTGTTGAAGAGTGTAAATCTTGCAAATGGGGCTTATATTGACACTGAATATATTCCTGCAAGTTTAGATGACCAGATTATCATGGGTGTCATGCTTATGGGCAATGCCTCAGCAGAAAAGCCATTTGCAGGCGTAACCAGATTGCCCTCAAGCACTATGGCAACAGAAGAATACACTGAATATGTGTGGCAAACCGGATCGCCCGCAGAGTGGGTTGGAGCAAAAATTTCCGCCAAAGTCGGTGCATACAAAAATCCTTCTGTTGTTATAACCACTTTAATGACAGTTGGTGGAAACTATCAACCGCATGACGAAATGACAAGCGTACCATTCTACATTAGCATTAAAAATGGTGAACAAAAACTCAGGGCAAACATGGATTTAACAGAATCATTAGTGACAAACAGCTTTAATAATGTTAATGCCACACAAACATATACATCAACGGCTGCAATGCCAATTGATTCGATTTATCTTGGTGCGGTACATGATGCCGGTTCTCGAACTACAACTAATCAGTATACAGCAGGTGTTAAGTTCTACGGTTTTAGGGTTTATGATGCAAATGGTGATTTAGCTGTTGATATGAAACCCGCACTCAGAGGCTCGTCCATAGGTATGTATGATATGGCTCGTGGAAAATTCTACACGGCAACGAACGGAACTGTTGGTACAGATATAACGTATGACGAGGTGTCAGCATGAATATTTACGATGGATACGGAAATACAATAGAAATATCGGATTCTGGCGGTTCTGGAAAAAACGTTTTAAGTAAAAAAAATGTAATTATTCTAGCCGATTCCGTATTTGATTACGAACAGCCAGACGGAATCAATATCGGGCAGATGCTTGCCGTATCGTCTGGCGCAACAGTTTACAATTGGGCGCAAGGCGGTTGTTGTATGGCTAAAGGAAAAGCAACTAACTATGACCCATATTCTTTTGTCGGGATGGTCGATGCTCTCGTTTCTGGTGATTTTACAGACCAGATTGCAAATGCCGAAGAAAGAGGTTTTACAACACAAGTTGCAGAAATGCAGGCTTTTGATATGGCAAATTGTGATTATATGCTTGTAGCATATGGCACTAATGACTTCTGGAGGTCATGTTTATATGACAATCTAAGCGATGATGAGGACGTAACGTATTTCAGCGGTGCGGTTCGATACGGAATCAAGACTTTACTAACGACTTATCCCTTTATTAAATTGATATTTCTTAATCTGCAAAATATGGGGTCAATTTATAACGAGACAGCGGCATGGTATAACGCAACTGGGTCGCATTATGTCGAATCGTCGAAATACAACGGATATATCAATGACATATGTGCTGAGTTTGCCGTGCCCGTTTTGGATATTTGGAATGAGTCAATGATAAATAATCAAACAAAAACTATTTATAATGACCCGGGTGGAATGCCACACTTATCACACAAAGGTAAGCAGAAATACGTAACAATGATTGAAAATACTTTTAATCATTATTACTAGAGCGACAAAATAATCCACAGAGGCGAATATCTCAAATGGAAGGCCATACCGGCAACATAAGGAGAGGACAAATATGGACCCTAACACGATAACACTGGCCCAGCTGGGCATCTTTTTTATGGAGATCTGCGCAGGCATCGCAGCGGTCGGGACAGCGATCACGTGGGTGCTCAAGGCTCTGGGCTTCCTCCGGGCGCCGGAGCGAAAGCAGGACGAGTTTCTGAAAGACCATGAGGCCCGGATAAAGCGTCTTGAAGAAAAGTCCAACAGCGACTATGAAGCGATTCAGGAATTGCAGAAAGAGATGAAAATCTTATTGGCGGCCACACTGGCCACTGTAAAGCACCAGCTGGATGGGAACGACACCAAATCGTTAGAGAAGGCCAGGGGAGCCCTGGAAGAGTATCTTATCAACAAGTAAAGGAGAGAGCAATGGATAGAGATATTATCATGCAGGCGCTGAAGCTGGTGGTCATGGTGGCCACCGCACTGATTACCACATACCTGATCCCCTGGATCAAATCCCACACGGATGCGACAAAACTCTATGCGGTCATGCGCTGGGCCCATGAGGCGGTGATGGCAGCGGAACAGATTCACGGAGCCCAGACCGGGCTGCAGAAAAAGAAATTTGCCATGGCATTCCTCCGTAAGGCTGCAGACGCTGCGCATATAACTATTACAGACGCAGAACTCAGCACACTGATCGAGGCAGCGGTCCGAGAAATGAATATAGAGATCAACTCATAAGCAGCCGTACATAGGCCGTTCTCAAAAAGAGAGCGGCCTTTTTGTGTATAAGGAGGAGACATGGGAACAGTAAAAGGATACATGGACGGTATCGACATCGCTTCCTACCAGAAGGACATAGATATAGAAAAGGTCCCGTCGGATTTTGTCATCACCAAAGCGACCCAGGGAAGCTGGTACACGAATCCTTATTTTGAAAAGAAAGCCGCCCAAACGCGGGCGGCCGGCAAGCATCTCGGCATCTACCATTATTCTGAGGGGACAGATTATAAGAAGGAGGTCGACTTTCTCATTTCGAAGACCCAGCGCTATATGGGGAAGGCCCTGTTCTTCCTGGACTGGGAGGGGCAGTCAAATAAGCTGTTCGGAGTAAAAGACGTTTCTTACTGTAAATCCTTCATGGATTACTTCTATCAGCGCACCGGAATCCGGATGATCCTGTATGTCTCCAAGTCCGTCCTGCGGTCCCATAACTGGGAATCAGTGGAAGAAGCAGGATATGCCATCTGGCCGGCCCAGTACAAGAACAACAACACCACAGGATACCAGGAAGCGCCATGGACAGATGATAAAGGATGGGGAGCATGGACCGGCCCCGCGATTTATCAGTACAGCAGCCATGGCCGGCTGTCCGGTTATAGCGGCAATCTGGACATCAACAAGGCCTGCATAACCGGAGAGCAGTGGGACGTCCTGACAGCTCCGGCCAGTGCAGAGAAGGAAAAGGAAATCAAAGAAGCAGCGGCAGCAGAGCCCAGGCAGATGATTGTATATCTGGATCCTCAGCAGATGATGGAGACACTGGCCCTGGCAGAGGTCGGATATCAGGAAAAAGCATCATCAAGCCGGCTCTATTCAAAGCACACCAATGTCGGGACGAAGAACTATACCAAATACAACTACGAGCTGCATAAGATCTATCCTTCCGTCATGGATTATCCGGCCCCTTATTGCGACGCATTCTATGACTGGATTTGCTATACACTGTTCGGCATTGCTACAGCCAAGAGCCTGCTGAAAGGCAATTTCGATGATTATACTGTGGCGTCAGCCAGAATGTATGAAAAAGCAGGGGCCTGGCATAAGAAGGATCCGCAGTGGATGGATCAGATTTTCTTCAGCAACAATGGACAGATCTCCGGAATCTATCATACCGGGGCTTATCTCTATACAGCGGAAGATGGAAGCATCGTGACGGTTGAGTCCAACACTTCCGGATCCGCAGGCGTCGTAGCAGATGGTGGCCAGACAGCCATAAAGAGTTATAAGCCGGGGTCCCGCGGATATAGCAAGATAGCGGGATATGGCAGGCCTGATTGGAAGAGCGCGGGAAGCATCACAAAATCAATGCTGGCACCTGCAGGAATATGGAAGAATTGCTCCGGTCCGGCAGTCAGATGCTGGCAGGCTCTTATTGGAGCTGCGGTTGACGGTCATTTTGGTGATGGCACAGAGGCAAAAACAAGATCCTTCCAGAAGGCAGCAGGCCTGCAGGAGACAGGATCCGTTAATGATGCCACCTGGGCAGCAGGTTTGGCAAAAGCCATGATCAGCACTGGTATGCCGGAAATTGAGCGTGGGTCAAGAGGGAACGCAGTCAGAGTAGCCCAGGCAATCATAGGGGCTGACGCTGATGGGGACTTTGGACCGAATACTGACGCAGCGCTGAAGGCATTTCAGAAAGCCAAAGGACTGGCTACAGACGGTTGCGCCGGCGCAAATACATGGAAGGCCCTGCTCCAGGAGCTCCGGTAAGGAGGTGGCCAGATGTCGAAGATCAGAGTATATATTCCGGGATTTGATATACCTAAATCAGAGGGAGTGAAGTACGGAGATTATATGGTGGTCTATGATGAGGCCGGTAATGCGCTTGTGGTCGATGCCGGCCAGCGTCCGGCCTCAGCCGTACTTAGGGAGTGGATCAAAAAGCAGCACTTCAGCCGGATCTGGATGATCGGGACCCATCCGCATACGGATCATATCAACGGGATCATTGACGCCATAAATGACCCGGATATCAATGTGGAAAAGGTCTGGATGACGAACTTCAATGCAATGAAGCCCTATATTATGTCCAGATATAAATCAAAATCATGGTTCGAAAGAGTGTACAGCATGTATGAACACTGTGCACTGGGACTTTATAACTTGTGTGGAAAAAAAGACGTAGCTGTAGGATGGCTGAAAACAGGGACGCATATCAGGATTGGGGACATCCATTGCAAGGTTCTGTGGCAGGCCCTGGACAGCTATAGCTATCCGGATGCGGATAAGTGGGCAGGGACATGGTTGAATAACTTTTCACCATTGCTTCTGTTTGACTTCGGATTATTCGTGGCCGGAGACAACCAGCTGGAGCACGATGCCGCACGCAGCGCATGTAAGGAGGTGATTATAGCTTCTATCCCACACCACGGCAATTATGTTGACAAGCAGGCATTTACGAAACTCAGGCCGAAGGCCGCCTTCTATAACTATGGAGAAAAAGGCGGAACCATTGGCAAGGATAAAGGTTTTACGTCATGGACTATTCCTGTCGTTCAGAAACTGGGCGCTGATATCTGGAACAATTTTGTGGACGGCGAAATCAGGATGATGATTACTGACAGCTATGCAGTAATCTGTGGAGACCGGAACGACAGGACAGCCTCTTACTCGCTGGGCAAGTACAGCAAATGGAGCAGGACTGACCAGGAACTGGCCGTGGAAGTCATGCTGCGCCTGCACGGGAATGGAGACAGCAGAAAAAATGCCTTGGGCACCAGATACTCTGCAGTACAGAAGATTGTAGGCGACTTTTGTGCCGATCGGGACCTCCTGATAGACGCGATTGCAGATTACATCCTGCGCGGCCTGGCCGGCAATGGGGATGCCAGGAAGTCTCTGATCGGAGATTACTATCCAGAAGCGCAGGCACGTGTGAACGAGAAACTGAGAGGATAATATGAGCAGGTTACATTTTCCTTACTTTGATGCAGGATGGGGATCGATGGCCATCCTGCAGTCTCTTACTGATTTTTTAGTGATTGATACCTTCAAAGATGGGCAGAGCCATCCGCGTAAATATGTAGAGGACTTGATTGGGAGGAACAAGATCTCGATGCTGTTTACGCATCCGCATCGGGATCACAATAAAGACTGCCCATATTACATCAAAAAAGGGATCGTGAAGACTCTTTATATCAGTTCCGTCAAACCTCTGCAGGAGGGATATTCAGATAGGACCAGGACGAATGAATAT